CCGGGGCCGCAAACTCTGTGTAGAATCGCTTTGGCATGATCGCTCCTTAAAAACGGGAGGGGCTTCGCGCCCCTCCCTATGAGGCTAGACGGTGGACAACAGCGAATAGTGGTCGGCAGCAGCGCCGCCGCCGATCACTCGCCAGCGGAGAACCCCGCCGTCCGAGACGCCGATCATGGCAATCGTGTCGCCAGCAGCCGTGAGCGTGATCGTGTTGTTAGCCACTTTGTCTACAGTGGTGGCAACGGTAATGACCGCCGTGCCGCCATCGACAGTGTGCGTAACGCACAAGGTTTGCCCGTCGAAGCTGGGCGCGGCGATAGTCCGCGTGTGCCCGGCCCCGCCCGACGTGATGTTGCAAATGCCGGACTTCGTGACGGCGATGGCCCCAGCGTTGCCGGGGTCGGGGATCGTCGCGTAGGCCAACTGGTTTTCAAGCGCCTGTACGCGCTCTGCAAGAGTGTTACTCATTACCCTTTACCTCCAGGGTTAGGAGGGGGCGAGCCGAAGCCCGCCCCCCGAGTTGATTGTCTAGGACGCCGTTAGGCGCAGGATTGCGTGAGTATGCTCGTGCATACACTTCAAGCCCATCTCGGTGAGCAGGTACTCCTTGAGGCCGTCCTCATCCGGTCCCTGCGCGTTGGTCACGATATGGGTATCGCGTCCGGGCAGAACCTTCATGGCGACGTTCGAGAAGTCGATCACCGCAGCGTAGTCTTCGTAGAAGCCGCGAAGGACCGGAGCCGCAACGATGTTCACCAGACCGAAAGCACTTCTCCACTTCATCACACTCAGCCCGTATGTGGCGTTAGCCGCTCCAGGCGTAGTGTCGAACGTGATGGGGAAGGGGCTGCTAGTGGAGGCGTTGTTGGTAAACGCTCCCAGCCACTTCTGGCTCACGAACAGTATCTTCGTGCCGCTGCCCACGATGGCATCGCTGAAGATGTTCTGGAAGGCTTCGGAAAGGTCGGGATAGAACAGCGCTGCCGTGTTGCCGATAGCGTAGTCCGAATTGGCCGATGCCGTCGCCGTTCCAGGGTGGTGGGTCTTGATGAAGCCGGACTTGTCGGTCAGTCCGATACCAAGCCCCTGAGTCGTGCGCTTCGGAGACTCGGAGGTAGAGGCGTCGATAGCCTTAGCCCCGTTGAACATGAGGATCTGTTCCAGGTCGATCTTGTGCTGAATGGCCTTGCGAGCCCTGAGCCTCGCCAACTCGTCGCCGCCGACGTAGGACGTGGCGATGGCGGTGTTGGTGATGGTGAACGGGGTCTTGGAAATCTGAGTGTAGTTGTCCATCAGGCGGACGCCCTTGCGGGACTCCTCCGGTAGACCGCTGCCCTCGTAGTAACCCTTGTTCAGCAGGTTCGGGGTGTAGACCTGTACCTTACAGTTGTAGTTTCCGACAGCCATTGCCTCATCGGTGCCAGCCGCAACCTGGGAGTTGGTGCCCGAGTCGATGGGCGTGGTGCCCGTCGCGCCGGAACTGCCGACGATGATGCACTCGTTGAGGTTGGCGGCAGTGCCGATAGAGCCGGTCGTGTCGCCATGCCAGCCGAGACAGCTAGACAGGTTGATCGTGCCAGCACCATCAGTCATAGCCACGGGGAGGACGTAGCCGGTGATGTCGGTACTTTCATCGAAGGTGATGCCGCCTAAGATGCTGCCGACGGTATCGGGCTCGATGGTTCTCCACACACCAGCGTTCTCTACAGCGCCCTTCTCCAGGATCACCCAGCCCGTCACACCGTAGGAGCCGTCCGCATCGTTGTCGATGGTCAGCTTGACCAGGATGGTGTCGGTCGTGTCATAGGAGGCCGCAGTCTGCATGTAGGGCGGGGCCTCAAGGCCCTGCACATCGTTGGGGTTAAGAAGTTCGAGGTAGCCAAAGCCGTCAGTCGCCGTCGAGGTGACGTGGAACTTGGCCATGAAAGTCCGAAGGGTGAAGTACTCGTCTTCCATCCATTCGAACTTAGCGTTGGTCGCCAATTCTTTCTTGGCGTTCGCCAGCATGACGTAGAACGGGGTGTCCGTCGGGGAGAGCATGTGGATCTTTTTCGACATGTCGATGACAAGTCTGCGATCCGCCACATCTCCCTGGTAAAACCCGGACCCGTATTTGCCGGTATTTATGGTCTGTGCCATTGGAATATGCTCCTCTAAGAGAGGCAGCTAGATCCCGAACTCAACTTCCGCGTCTGACTTCACTCCGACCCTCAAGATGTCGTCTGCCATCGCCTCGCCGATTGACTTCTGTTCCTCCGGCTGACCAGTAGCAACCCCAATCGCGGGGCCTTTCTTCTGCGTCTGCCGGATTCTGTCAACGACTTGCTTTGCGCCCCTGTTGGACGCTGCGGCTTCCGTCTCTCCAAGCTTCTCCAGCCTGTAGAGTTTCTTGATGCTGAAGCTGTTCGGGCGGTTTGCTTTGTCCACAAACGCCCGCACCTCTTCGTCGGTTAAGTTCTCCTCAGTTTTTAGCTCGGCTAGCTGCTGTTCGTAGCTCATGCGCTGACGCTCGCTCTCGGCGATCTCCATAGCCTGCTTCCTCGCCTCAGTAGCAATTACCTGCTGAAGCTGGGCTTGGTCTATCTCGACCTCGCCTGTCGGCACGCCGTACTCGTCCACACCAGTCTTTACAAGAGGCGCTGCCTCTGCCGCCTTGGCGCTTGGATTGTAGTAGGCCGCAGCATGTTCCCTGAAGCCTTGATCGTCTTCGAGTGCGCGTAGCACTGTGTCGTAACGGGATGCCCTGTCTATCATGGGTTTGGCGTCGTTGAACTCTCGGCAGGACGCTTTGTAGCCGTCTACCAGATCTTCTTGAGTCTTGAACTTGCCAGCCAGTAGTTCGGGCGGTTCCTCGGACTCAACCGGCGGATTCTCGGGCGCGGCCTCCGGCATCACTGCCGGGGGGTTGTTCGCAACGATAGTCTGCTTCAGGTACTCGTCCGTGGCGTGGGCCGTATCGGGGCTCTGTAAAGAGGTTTCCTCGGGCACTATTCCTTCTCCTTTTTGCCAGCTCCCTTAGAGGAGGTTTGGCTTGCTTTCGCGTTGATTGCCTCTTCGCGCTGATCCAGCTCGAACCGCTTTTCAATGTTCTGTAGTTCGAGGTTAGTAGCAGCAACGTCCAGGTCGATTGCTTCTCGTGCGGACTTCTGTTTGACCTTTGTCTCCATGAGTTCGGCCTTCTCCAGAAGTCGCGTTTCCCCCACGACGGTCTTGATCCCTGCCTGCTGCAACTGTCGCCGCAGGGTTTGGAGTAGACCTTCGAGGTTCTTGATTTCGTCGCTCTGCGCCCTGATCGTGTTGGCCTGCTGATTCGTGAGAGCCACTCTCTCAAGCAGCTTCTCCTTCTTCGGCAAGTCTAACGCTTCCAGAACGCCTTGGTTGTCAATGATGCCGCGCTCGTACAGGTCCATCATAAACTGGCCGTGCGCGACCCTGTTCGTGGGCGCGAACCGCCCGCTCTCTATGATCACGTCGTACTTGGCTTGGTCTAAGACGTTGCCTTCGTGGTTCACGATCACTTCGGTTACAAGCCCCTCATCACCCACAACGCGGATCATCTTGGGGATTGTGTATGTATCTTGGCAGAGTCCGATGATGACCCGGCCAAGAATCCTTTTCGCGTGTGACAGGATCTCTGCGGTGTTCGCCATCCTGCGGTTCGCGTATTCCTCTAGCGCCAGTGTCGCGCTGAATGTCTCGGGCGCTCCCTGCGGGTCTCCCTGCGAGATAGCGAATACGCCGCTGGTGTACTCAACGTCATGCTTTGCCTCTGCCTCAAGCTGCACCAGGGCGCTCGGTAGTGGCTGCGGATACACGACCTCTGGCTTGGGGAACCCTGCGCGGTAGGTCAGAACAGCGCCAGGGATATGGGCGTCTTCGTCCCACTTCCGCTTGTCGATGGAGCCCTCTTCCGCCAGATACTTCGGGCTGCTCATGCCCGTGGCGTTGAGGATCAAGAGGCTCCGCCGCTTGTTGATCTCGTCTTGGAGACTGCGGATGTAATGGACATCGCTCAAGGGGAACGGCGTGCCAACCCAGATGTTCGGGACCGGGACGATGGGGTAGTCAGAAATCGGGAGGACTTCTTTGTGTAGAAGGCCCTTGTATCCCGCCGTGATCACCCTTTCGATCTGCGTCTTCCAGATCTGAGTGACTTCGTACTCGTCGTTCCCGGCAAAGACATCGCGGTAGGTCTCGGCGTCAACCACATTGTAGAAGCCGAGACTCTGGCTGATGACGATGTAGAACGGGACTTGCACCTTCGAATACCGCTCGATGATGCGTACCTTGTCGTCCTCGCCGGGGATGGTGGACCGGAACTCAAGGGCGGCAGGAGTGACAACCGCTTCGCCGGAAGCCATGACGGTCCCAACGTGGTCCTCGAACTCCAAGAGCTGATTCTTCGCCGCATTCAGAGTCCGCTTCTTGCTCGGATACAGGTTGTAAGCCTGCGACATACTATAGAGGCGAGAGACGAGAACATGGGCCGCATCGCTGAAGTCCACCTTGCGGCTGTTTGGGTCAACGTAGACAATATCGGGTGACAGCGAAGCGACCTTGACCTCACCCTTGCCATCGTCGTCATAGGGGTCAACATAGGCATAGTAGTAGCCGACAGAACCCACGATGTGTTCGCGCTTCACCTCAATATCAATGAGGCCGAAGTTGGAGTTCTGGAGGACGTACTCGACCATCATTGTCCAGAGTTCGGCCTTGTCGGCGTCGCCGCCCTCTACGCCGATAGCCCGGAGAACCGGCTTATGGGCACTTAATTGTGCAAGTTTCTGCTGCACAACCGGGAACACGCGGTTGACCACGAGGGCGGCTTGGCCCCTGGCCTCCAAGACGCCGGTTTCCTCGTTTGTCCACTGCTTGTTCAGGTAGTAGTCGAGGTTCAGTGCGTTCTGGGTCGCCCATTCCTGCCTGCCCGAACACGAGTTGTAGTCGGAATACAGTTGGCGGCTCAGTTCGGCTGGGCTCATCTTGGCCATTATTGAATCCTCCAACTAGCGACCTGCTTGGGGGCCTGCCAATCGTCTTCCGTGAACGTGTGGTCAAACGCCTTTGATGCATTCATGATCGCCTCGTGAAGCGCGTCCAGCGTGTCGTCGTTCGTGCCCTTGGGGAAGGACAGTAACTCCTGCTCAAGCTCGGTGTGCCCCTCTTTGATGAAGACCTTGCGGGCAACGAAGTAGGGCTGGAGCGCTTGCAGCCGAACGTCCTTCTGGGTCCTGGGCTTCACTTCCCTGATGCCAAGGAAGGTGTTGCGCTCGACCATCTCTTTCCGCAAGAAGGAGACGAGCGCCTGCTGGTAGGCCGTAGTCTCGATGATGAAGAGGGTCGGCCTGTACTTGAAGAACATGCGGAACAGTTCTTCGATTAGCTCATGCGGCTCCATGCGCTGCCTGATGTAGTCGCCCACGTAGTAGTTCTCGTCTGCGTCCACGGCCACTGGCATAATCACGTTGTAGTCACCGCGAGTTGAGATAGCGAGGTCCACGCCGATGTAGACATTGACCGGCTTCTTGGTCGTCTTCTCGCCCTCGCGCAACTTCAATACCGGGTGCCCGTTCTCGACGTACAGTTCGCCGTCCCAATACTGGATGTCCTCTTTGCGGAACGCCCGCTCGTCTTCGTTTACCGGGTTGTTCTGGTATTCCTGGTAGAAGATGTGGCCCTGCCCGCGAGCGCGGTATGAGTCGCGGATGCCGTGCA